TTCTAAGGCTATGCTTTGTTGCGAGAAGTCCAAACCTTCTTCCATAAGATGTTTGTACAGTTTAACCGTAACGGCTACATCCTGTTCACAATATTCGCGCATCTCTTCAGAGTAAGCGTCGAACTTGTCAAAGCTCATCTTACGGTAGACTAGACGTTCACCCCAAGCATCCAAACTGTGACCGCCAACACGGTCAGGATGAAATAGCCTAGATAACACCAAAGTATCCACTGTGTTTTTGATCTCAATGTTCCAAATATCTTTAAGAACGGGGAAATCAAATCCAATACCATTATGAGCAATGAATGTATCATTTTCTATATCCACATGTTGTAAAAAAGAAGAGGGGTCTCTGAAAGACAGTATCTTTTCATTTTGACAATCTATATCACAAATACACACAACCCAGATACACGTTGGGGTTAGGCTATCTGCCTCAAGGTCTAGAACGTACTTTGTCATTTGTTTTCTCTTAGCTCCTTGTCAAATCTTTTCCTTTGTGGGACAGCTTAATATCCCAAATGTCGTCAAACGAAACAACATATTCTTGATTACTTTGAGAATCCATTACTTCCACCATCTCTGTATTAATATCTCTGCCTGTAATTCTTCCTGTACTCTTGTACAAGCCCATTCCCCTTAATGGCGTGTCACTAAGGTTCATAGGGCGACCACGTGCATCTAGCATCTGTTCCGTTTTGAATTTACAATCGTAATAGTTACCGGGAACGATATCTCGAATGTCTATTAGCATTGTTTTTTGTCCTTTCTCTAGGTGGTTAAAGAGGAGCCGCAACCTCTAGAACTGTGTTTACGTACTCCATAACGTCCTTCATAGTAGCAAAGTCTGAGTCGTAGTCAACATAAAACTTAACCGTCTCCGCATTTGGACCCGTAATCGTGTGAGACACCACGCCCATAGAATCTCTTACTCCATGATAGATAAAGTTTTTGTAAGTAATCTTTTTATACGTGTTGTCGTTTTTCTCTACAAAAGGCAATTCTAACTGCTCGTTGTACATGTCTCTACTAACTCCTTGATAGTTTGAAGTTGATCTATCTTTATGTTATAACAAGATGCTTTAACTTGGTAGCCGTTAGACGGATCAATCTTACCTTTTTTCCAGAACTGAGCTTTATCAAAGAACTCCTCTTTCATAAGACCACCAAGTATAAAGCCCCTGTCAAAACTGTGCATAACTCTACAAAATACATAAGCGTCACATTCTTGTTTTGTGTTGTACGCAGCTACACTACAATCGTACTCACCTTTAGGCATGACGCTTGTAGATTTTGTTTTAACATCAATACGTATATCTCCATTTACTAAAAAATCATAATCGTACGTGTTGTGTGTTTCTACTTTATAAAAGGGAGAGGCGTACTTTTTAAACAAGCCCTCTCCTAAAAACCCGTACATGTTGCCTTTTCCTTTAGCAATGGAGTGTCTAAGCACACCCATTTTTTTAGACTTTTCGGATGCCTTGTCTCGCATTGAAGACGTTATGTTGATAAGAGTAATGTTGTCAGTCATTCGATAACCTCTATTGTTTCACCGTATTGTTTTAGTGTACCCGTAAATTTAGAGTGATCCATCAATAAATTCAATAGAGCCTTTCTGGCAACTTTTATTTCTTTTGAATTCTTTCTTGCTTTGTCTACTGCTTGATGGAGTAGATCAAATTGTTCGTCTGTTGTGTGTACTTTCAACTTAAGACGCCTCCCACCAATAAGGTTTGTCAGTGTACGCCCATTTAGCAGAACGAAATTTGTCACCAATATAATAATTACGATAAGCCTGTACGGAGTTACCGTGAATTTTATACTGTTCTGGCATACATTGTGGAGGTTGTTTAAAACTTTCTGTACCGATGTTTGTAGGACATACCTCTAGCTCTTCGCGTAGTCTACCAGAAGCGTGAGACTTCCCATAACGCTTTGTGTATTCTGTCAACAAAGCTTCGTAAAGATTATACAACCATCTGTATTGCACGTAGGCTTCTCTTGCCCATTTAGAGCTTGGATGGTTTTTATGTGAAAGTTTATAAAATCCACGTTCATCACAAAAATCATTGCCACTTAAAATCCTGTGAGCTGTACACAACATTTGTGATGATTCAAGAATCATTTTGACTACATGCTTATCACAGTGATATTTAGCAGCTACTACGGGATCAGAATCTAGGTAGAATATGTTCATTGTTTACAAATCCTGTAAGGTGTCGTTGTAGATTTTGTCAATCTGACTTTTTGTCAATCGCTTTCGCTTGTGCTTTGATTTCTTAGACTCTACCACACGTTTGCGAAACAGCGGATCGGCCAAACTTGCTGCTACTATGCTACGTCTTTTGTTTTGACGCTGCAAGTCTTTTTGAACTCTTCGATAACCCATTGTTTTTCCAGTTGTTTTTTTAGGTTGACAAAGCTTATAGGACCTATTATACCCTATGGGTAAGGGCTGTCAACTAAAAGGTTTCTTATGAAAATTAAAATTTACTATTTACTCTTTAGGACTTATCTGCTTTTATCCAGAAAGGCGGGAAGGGTTTCTACCCTTATGTATCATAAACACAGAGATTATCTCGATCTTTACAGACTTGAAGGAACAAAAAAATGAAGACAGAAATCGTTAAACGTTCAGACGGTAAGTTTAACGTATGGGCTCAACACCCTCTCTCTTGGCATGATAGTGACTTTGGAGAATGGTGGTGGGAGTCTGACAATGGACACAATCCATTAATCTGGGTTGTGACGGATGTTCTAACCAAAGAACAGAAAGAACTTGTAGACTTTGTTCAAAATGCTGATGGGCCTATTACGTGGGAGTTTACCGTTGAGTAGGTCTATAGTTATGTTGTTGGCTTGGTTTGTTCCATGCCTTGCGTCTATCTACGTTATGGCGTGGAGCTACCAATACACGACAGAGTGTAAAGCAGTGTTGGACAAAGAACAAAAAATATTGTCACAAGCTATAAGTAGTTTGGATAATCTTTACAATAATTATTACCATTTTCCAAAGGAGCCGTAGAATGGCAAAAGGACACATAGAGGGTAAACGTAAACTGCGAAGAATAATTTGTGGTTTTGAAGAGGACACTTTTAACCATTTAGCTAAAAGGGCTGAAGGCGACGGCGTAAGTGTGTCAGAGGTTATTCGTACCTATGTCGAGTGGGGTATGGAGGACGAACAAAGAGAAATGGAAAGGTTTCGTAAAATAGCTAACGAAACAGGTTTTGAGTTTAAGGTAAATCACATAGATCGTGAATAAGACAATGATTAGAATTGTATTTTTTACAATTATTTTGTCAACCATACTTTTGTCAGGCTGTATACATATTGTCGTGCCCACAATTATGTCAGAAGCAAAACGTCAACATGATTTGTCAGTCATAAATAAAAAACTTTGTCAACTTGAGGAAAGGTTTTGTCAACCATGACCAGCCCAGAACATACGTTTTTTGTCAACTGTAAATTTTGTCAATCCTTTATATCAACTGGTGAGGCCAGAGACGTAGACCACGTAAACACCGGGATAGTAAAGTTTACGTGTAGTAAATGCAACTACCGTTCAGAAGCCCTGTTGTATACAGAAAAAGAAGCTCATACTCTACAGAACAAGCGAAAGCGATTGACAAAAAGTCAAACTGAATTTGAAAAAAAGTGCTACCGTTGGCATGGTAGAAAATTGGAAGGGAATTACGCACATTATTGCCCTGACTGGGATTTTCTTCCAATAGATAATACTTGTGTGGAGTTTCAATCCTGTACTTGCACGAAACGACCAGAAAAAGAAGCTCATACTCTACAGAAAAAAGTACTTGACAAGTCTTAGCGGCTTATTGTATGGTACGGTATTGGTTTTCAACTAGAGGTAAGTTTATGAAATATACAGAAATGGCTCAACGCGAAATATATAATCTTGTTTCAAGTTATGTAGGGCAGTTACAGGATGGGAGAATACAGTTAAATGAATTTGATGATGTGGAATTGACAGAATGGCAATCCGAAAGGCTTATTGAGGCATTGTCTAAAGAAGCTAACAAACTGGCGACTGCACTAGAAAAGCGTGGTGTAGTAGTATTTTAAAGAGGGAGTAGTGTAAATGACTGACTTAGAACTCGACATTATAGACAGCGCGTTTGGCAGAGAATGTGATCATTGTATGCGTGATGGCGAACGCATCAAAAAAACCCTTGAACTGCACACACGCATTATAGACCTCTTATTAGAAAACAAGGAATAAGTTATGCAAGCAATACACATAAGCAAGCTTAACGGTAAGCTTGAAGGCTTCCAAGCAATTAGTGTAAATACTGTTACTAATAAATTTTGCCAAGATATGCACACTTCAAAACGGGATGATATCATATGCAAAAAGTGTTACAGTTTCGCCACACTTGAAAGCAAACGCTTTGGCAACAATCTGGAGAAAGCCCTGCAACGCAATTCTGACTTATTGTCTAAACCTTTAGATACGGACAATATCGATCTTTTTATAAATGCCGCTTATCATCGTTTCGACGCTCATGGTGAGCTTATAAACCGTACACATTTTGAAAACATTATATTGATTGCACAATATAACCCGAGATGCAATTTCGCTTTATGGACTAAGCGTAGGGATATTGTAAATTTAGTTAAGCGTGACATGCAGCAAGATAACACGCCCTTTCCTCATAACCTTATTCTAGTATGGTCTAATCCTGTCGTAGATGATGTACATTGGCAACCACCAACTAACTTTGATTATGTATTTAATAACATAACAAGTGATGAGGTGGATGTTATGTATAAAGATTGGCTAACGGGCAAACACGCAATGACCACAAACGCCATAGCTGATAAACACTACAAGCCATGCACGGGTCAGAAGTGTAAAGACTGTTTAAACTGTTATGACTTTGGCAATAACCCATGTATCATAGAAAGGGTAAAAAACCGATGACTGTTCGCATCATTGCAGGGCATCCATATATAAAACTTAATTGGCGACAAATACAAAGAGGGTCGGGATATTACGTGTATAATAACATTGACGTAGAGGTGGCAAGTTTTCTTACGGAACAACTTAATGCCATAATAGACAAAAAGTATGGTTTGGGTTCTGTATGGTCCAAACACTTTGCCGAGAAAATCATTGACGAAGCGTCTGATATTGTGTTAGACCTTTCACAGGAAATCGCAGAAACACGGAGACAAGACAATGACAAAGACTAACCAAACATACGCAGAATATCTGGCCGAGAAGATTGGTGATAAATTCTTTACTGTCACGTTTGTAAAGGCCAATGGAGAAATCCGTAAGCTTAACGGTAGGCTTGGTGTTACCAAACATACGGTAAGCGGAAAGACAACAGACGCACATGATGAATATCTTTGTGTGTACGATATGGATAAGAAGGGATATCGTAACGTTAATATCAATACGATTACAAGTATTGTATGTGGCGACTTTAACCATACTGTATTAAGCGGAAAGAATGCTGATACAATGACGCACGAACAGTTTAGCGTTTTGTCAGACATGGGGGTTATATAGATGCACAAAAATTAATTTTGTCAACGTTACTTTTGTCAATGCCATCTACTCAAATAGGGCTGGAAATTTCTTCCGGCCCTTTATTCTTTCTCGCCGCTCGCCTCGCCTCGCCGCTCGTTTCGTTTCGTTTCGTTTTTTGTGTTCATTGTCTACAAAAATAAAGGGTTTGCAGGGCGCTTGGTTTCGTGTAGTGTGGGAGTGTGACTTTAACCGAAACACAAACAAGGAAAATATATTATGGTTCACGCAGTAGAAAATATGGCTTTCGTAGGTGATGTTCCGTGGCATGGCTTGGGAACCTCTATCGACAAGAATACGCCGCTTGCTGACATCCAAGCGGCGGCGGGACTTGATTGGGAAGTGCGCCTAGAAGCCAATCACAAGGTGGACGGTTCGCCAATCGAGGAAAGTTATTATATCGAACGAGTAGTGGATGGGCAGATATTGGGTAAATGTGTTACGGAGCAATATAAACCTGTTCAGAATTCTACTATGTTTGAATTTTTTGAGCCGTTCGTAGAGGCCGGATCACTGTTTGTCCACACTGCCGGATCGCTTTTCGATGG